GCGATCGTGCGGGTCTGTGCCCGAGTGCCGCCAAGGTCGCTAGAGAGGCTGGCGACGATCTGTGCGTCAGTAATCGTCGTTGCTGCGAACGACCCCCAGAAGCGACGCCTGAGCGTTGCAGGCACGCCCGACGCTTCAGCCGTGGCGACCGTATGCACACGCACCGTCTGGCGGAACGCATCCCCGTAGTGAAACACGGGCACGCCTCGCGGGCTGGTGACATCGTAGGTGACGTCCACGCCGTTGAGCGTTTCACGGATCTTGTCGTGCCGCTGCGGCTCGCCAAACGGCAGCGAGCCAGACTTGATCAGGAAATCCCGGCTTTCCCATTGCTCGATCACGCCGCTCGTGCCTTGCGCCTCAAACCGGCTCGTGCCGACCGTGGCGTTGACCACGCCGTAGTCAGCACCTCGGTAATAGCGCACAGACCGCGACGCACCCGCCGACAACTGGTCAGCGAGCCAAGCCGCACCGCTGGCGAGTAGGTCGGACATGGGCACCTCTGGCTACAAGACCGCCGGCGGCGCGGAAAGGATGAACGCTGCCGCCGGCGGCTTGCAGTGGGACGAGAACTCAGCCGACGTTGAGGATGACCATCACCGACGCATCGCCCGACGCAGCCGCAGCAGCTGCCTTGCCAGCCCGCTTGTGCGTGCTGGCAGTCGTGGTGACAACGCTGTTGGTGGCATCCCAGTACAAGAGAGCACCCTGCGAGACAGCGCCGGTCGCCTTGGCGATGCTCCACACGCCATCGACAGCCACCGCACCAAGTGCGTTGGCGGCGATCGGGCGAGGAGCCACGGTCACGAGATCACCGAGCAGGACAACATCGCCAGCCGCAACAGCGGCGGAAGGCGTGTAGTCGATCAGACAGCCAGCCTGAGAATAAGAAGCCATTAGGATCACCTACTTTCTGGGAAATGGGTTGGTTGGGATCATGCCGCCGGGCGGGCTTGGGCTCCCGCCCGGCGGTCACGGTTTGTCTTCAGATCAAGAGGCGTCAGCCTTCACGCCGGCGAGGTATTCGGCCTTGGCGACGCCAAAGTCGAAGTAGCCCCGCATCTGCACGCCGAGCGTGTTGAAGTCGGCTTCCGCCGTCTCAACGATCGGGCTTTGCACGCCGTTCAAGAACGCCACTTCCATCACCGGCATGTCGCTCGGCGAGGCGAGGAGGTAGTAGTCCTCGGCGCTGGACAGGTAGCTGGTCGAGACGACCTGATACCGCCCGGCGAGCACGTTCACGTTAGGAGCCGCAGACGAGCCGCCCACGAGCAGAGCGGAACCCATGATCTCCGCAGCCGACAACTCGATGTCGGACGGCACCAGCAGGATGCGAGGATCAACGGCAACCGGGTTGCCATCGGGATCCTTGAGCTTGCGGAACATCGTGGCAATCGCCTTGAGGTTCGCCAAGCTCAGAGCACCCGCCGTGGTCTTCTTGTTGCCACGGCCCGTGGTGAAGAACGCCGAGTCATCCTGGAACGAAGCCCAGAAGACGTCGTTCAGCTTCAGAGCACCGCCACGACCGATCCGCTGCGGAACCGCAGTGAGAGCACCGAGGTCATCGTTGATGAGGTCATTGCGAGTGACGCTCGTCATGATGCCGTAGGTCTCTGCCGAGATCGTGCGGCTCTCGTCGCTCACGGCAGCGTTCTTGAGTTCGCCGCCAGGAGCGACCTTCTCGAACTTCATGCCACCGTTGAGCCTGTAGCTCGTCAGTGCCTTGAAGTCGTTCACGCTGCGGACAGACGAGATCGAACGCCACGAGCTTTCGACGCCGTTGAAACCGGCGAGGAGGAACTTGTTGACGGTGCTCGACAGGATGCCGCTGATCGAGTGCGTGGCCCACGCCGCCTGAAGGATCGGACGCAGGGTAGCAGCGGTGAGCCGACGCGAGCCGGTGTAGCCGCCTTCCTCAGCAGCCGAGAGCAGCACTTCGCCGAGCGACGTCGTCCGCTGGATCTTGCCAGCGGCTTCGAGGGTCTTGGCGTCGTACTGCTTCTCGACATTCGGCAGGTTGCCCTGAAGGGCGAACGCTGCCTCGATGACTTCGGGCGTGCGAGCGGTCGGCTGCGCCATGTGAACGGCAGGAGCCGCAGGACGCTCGTCGCGGGTGGCGATCAGCTTTTCCATCTGTTCGACTTTCTTCGTGAGGGACGCGATCACGTCGGTGTGATCGACGGTGGTGGCTTCCACGGCGACACTCGCCGGGGCTTCCACAGCGGAAGCCACAATCGGCTCCTCTGCGGGCGTCTGGGTGGCGTTGTCCGCCATAGAGAACTCCTCGTCGGCTTCCGCCGCGATGGCGACGCTGGTCTGCGAGTCAGCGCCAAGGGTTACAAACGAAACCTCTCGCAGAGCAGAGGCTTTGACTACACGAACCGGCCCAACGTGAGCCGCTCCGTTGACGGTTGTGACGCCTTCGGCGTCGATCTTCTGGTGCCGACGAACGTCAGCACCCACGCTCGCTTGGAACTGGTAGCCAGCGGCAGCGAGTGCGGCGACCTGGTCAGCGTTGCCATTGCTGGCGAGGATCTCGCCCTCAACGATCAACTGCCCGGCTTCGATGAACGGGCGACCCTGCCCGAGGATCGACCCGAGCGAGTAGTCGTGCCCGAGCACCACCGGCACAGTCGCCGGCAGCTGCATGCCAGCCATGTCGATCACGACCGGCTCACGGCTCCAGCCCTGCCGGATCGGTGCGCCCGTGTAGGCGACGATGCGAAAACGCTTGCCAGCCGGTGCCGAATCGCCTTCGGCGGCTTGCAGAAACGTGACGCCAGAGTCGAGTTTGATTGCGTTCATTGGTTCATGGCTTCGTCAGCCTGCTCCGGTGTTGCGCCGGGATAGTTGCCATCCGGCTGGAGATCGACGAACAATCCGAGTTCCTTCATCAACGCCACCTCGGCGGCACGCTGACGCAGTTCGACGTCCCACTGCTTGCCCGCCTTGGCGTATTCACTCGCCAGCGTGGTCGTGTGCGTCCGCAGGCGTGTCTCGGCGGCGTTGGCTTCCTTGGCTGGGTCAACGTGCTCCTTGCCGTCCCACTGCCAAGACCAATCCCACTCGCTGAACGGCGGGACGCCTTCCGGCAGAAGCCCGGCCAGCGTGGCTTCGTTCACCCATGCGGCAAGCAACCGATCGAGCATGCGCCGCTCTAGGTCGTCACGCATCACACGCTGTGTCGTTGCATAGACCTGATGGTCCATGCGACCCGAGGCGTAGTTGTAAGACGACGAATCGAGTGCAGCGACGTTGAACGGCAGTTGCAGGCAACGCCCCAACTCTCCCAGAAGCTGACGCACGAACGCCGGGAACTGGGTCGTCGGCTGCTCTGCCTTGAGCTGCTCGAACGTCCAGCCGTCTGGCAGCGTGACCATCGTTCTTTTTTCGATTGGCATCTCTGCGAACGCTTCAACTTCGTCCACCTCGGCGGCAGGCGAGTTCGTCCGCAGGAAGCCTGCGAAGTCGGCGGCAGTCTCGGCAGCAGCCACGACCGCTTCGGTGTAGCGGCGAAGCTGGGCGAACAGCTTGAGAGCCGGTGCCACTTCAGGAACGCCACGATGCTGGCCGGGCCGGATGGGCCGGAACCAGTGGATCATCTGCGCCGCCGGCACACGCTGGTAGTTCAGTGCGTTGACGTGGTAATTCGCACCGGGATGGTACGAGAGCACCTGATAGGCGAGCACGTTGCCCGAGGCGTCGAACTCCAGCCCATCGACAATCGAGCCATCGACGGTGACGCTAGGCGTGACGGACTGCACCGGCGTCGCCACCATCTCGGCTTCCACGAGCCGCAGGTCGAGTTGCACGCCCGGCAGGCGAGGGTTGCTGATCATCATGGCGAACGCTTCACCGTCCACCACAATCGCCTCACGCATCGTCCGCAGCTTCGTCGCCAGATCGACTTGCCACGACCAATCGAAGAAGAGACGTTCCGCCAGGCGATCCGCCTCGACGTCGCCGCTGTTGAGTTGCAGGCGTGGTCCGGTGCCGATCAGGTCGTTGGCGAGCGTTGCCGAGATTCCGGCGAGATACGAATTGTTCGCCCGCTCGTAGCGAGCACGATTCCGCATCGTCCGACGCTTCTCAGGCGAGAGCGCCGTATCCGCAGCGAAAGCGTCAGCGTTCGCCCAGTGCCGCCGGTCGTCGCCAATTTCGGCGGCGTCGAACTTCGCACGGACGTGAACCGGCACCGCCACGTTCTGCGGCTTGCGTCCCGGCAGCAGCCTGCTGAACAAACCCATCAGCCAGCCCCCGGCGGAATCAGTTTGTTGAACCGCAGCCCACGGCGTGTGTTGCCGCTGCCGCTCGCAGCCTTGGCAGACAAATACTTGTCAGCCTCGATCATCGAAGCGACATCCTGTGCCTCGACTTCGCCCGCATCGGTGCGGACGCGCTTCGGGCCGGATGCCACGTCGGAAATCTTCTGGCGCAGTTCGTCGCTCATGCGAGCAACGCTACGGGAAACGCTGTGCGTTCCAGACCGGGTATGCCGTTAGACTTCGACCCAATCCGTGCCACGACGCTCGAAGAGCAC